ATTTTTATCATTGCCGCCCCACGAAACTCGTCCTACAAGCTCCTTCTTACCTTTCTTCATTTCTTTGCGCGCAATACTACGAGTAGGATATTCTGTGTCAATAAATGTATTACTATTACTTTCCTCAGGTGTAAGGCGAATAGGGAAGGTATTTGGATTCTCGCCGCGCATATAGCTCACGTAGCGTTTGATAAGACGACTCAGCAACTCTACTCCACCGTCTTTGAATTGCCCATCCGCCTGAAACACTTGTGATACGTCCAGTCGTAAGGAATCATCCTTTGTATCATTTAACGTCAATAGATTTAGTAAGAATACAATTTCGGGCGCAGTATTGTACATAGGTGTAGCCGTCATTAGCATAACACGAAGTCCGTCGGCAACACGTAATATATCTTGTAGAACAGGGGTAAGACGCTTTCCTTCGGCGCGCTCCGTTAACCTTACGCGATCCGGTTCATCCGCTATTGCCCCTTCAGCCGCCGCTTCATCGCCAGGATCCGCATCGCGAAGATTATGTGCTTCATCAATAATGAGTAAGTGGTCGGCGAAAAGTTCCCGCATAATAGCAATTTTACGATCATCGCGTGCTACACCGGTAATTGCATCAGGTATCTCCTTGAAATGTTTGAGAACCCAGTTAGCAAATGCTAGATATCCCATAATTTTATAACGAGACTTAACAAGTTTATCAACTTCTTTGGCGATTTCATCTTTATTACGATTGTGTGCCATATCTGCCAAGCGAACATATGTCATACCGGTACATTGTGGGGATTTCCAGAGTTCTTTCGTAAGCGCGTATTCTTCAGGGGTCGTAGGAACAAGGCGATTTATGTCGAAGATTGTACGGCGAAATCCTTCGGCAATCGCTTGAGGCGCAATAATATAGACTTTGTTGTACGGCATTGTTTCTAAGAACGTTTCGGCGACCGTTACTGCAGAACAGGTCTTGCCGACACCGACACCGTGATACACTAATGTACCATTGTAAGGAGTATCAGGATGTAGAAAACGTGCTACAAGTCGCTGGATAGAGGTGGTAGTAAATTCACCGGCAGCGCGCTGGCAACTATCTTCGGCAACGGGCTCAGAACGAAGTTCGTAGAATTCGGTTTTTTTGGCAAGGCGTGCGGCAAAGTTAGGATCGGATACATCGGGATACAAGCCGTATGCTTGATCACGTTGCTCTATCCATTCTTGCGGTCGAGGAATTACAAGTTTACGGGTAAGAAGTTCATTTAGCAGTCCATCGCGAACACGATTATCAATGGGTCCCTTGAGTATTGTTCCGTAATTATCATTAAGAACATTTTCTACCGATTCGCTATCATCGCGCCAATATTTCTCGGCGTAGGTTTGAAGTTTATCGTTGTCCCACGTTTTGATATCTTCGGCAATGAGTCTAGCCATAGGTTCGGCATTCTGCTGAACTTGTGGATCTATAGTTGGCGCCGTCGCCATTCTCTCTGTTTGTAGGGCGAATTTAAATCGTTTACCACCACGAACGCCAACGCTTTCTGGCAGCAGCAGCGGGAGCGTTATTCTTCTTTGTAGTATTGTTTGCTGGCTTGTTATTTGGCTTGGCGTTGTTTGCCGGCGCCTTATTTGGCTTGGCGTTGTTCTTCTTTGTAGTATTGTTTGCCGGTTTATTGTTAGCGGCAGTGGAGGCATTACCAGTTAGATTCTTGCGCGCATTGACAAAGACATTGATCTTATTTACGTAATTTACAGCGGACTTTGAATTCTTATGGTTCTTAATAATCTTATTGTGCTCCTCTAAAAATGTGGCGGTCGCTTTCCAGACAGACTTATCCGGGTCATTGTTGCTCAAACTGTTTAATCCTTTTTTGATAGCAGGAACTACTTTATTTAACTGCTTGGCAGCTTTATTCAGACTGGCATTGTTCGCCTTATTTACAGGCTCATTCTTATTCGTATTATTGCCATTGGCAGGCTTATTGCTATTGGCAGGCTTATTGCCATTGGCAGGCTTGTTGTTTGCCGTGTTCTTCTTATTGCCATTGGCAGGCTTGTTGTTTGCTGTGTTCTTCTTATTGCCATTGGCAGGCTTGTTGTTTGCCGTGTTCTTCTTATTGCCATTCGCAGTTTTGTTGGCATTCGCAGTCTTGTTGGCATTCGCAGTCTTGTTGGCATTCGCAGGTTTGTTCTTCTTAGTATTATTCGGCTTGGCGTTATTGGGCATCTTACTAATAACGCAGAAATTTTACTTGGTCTCCCATTCAAGTGCCGTGGTTATTTTTGCCCGTAGATCGCCTTCTGTTATACGCCGATGAAGTTCGGTCATAACCGCACGCTTCTGTATATTGGATTCGCGTATATGAGCCATTGCTGCATCAAATGTAAACCAACTAATATCACCAATTTCTCGTTTCATAATATGATTATTCGGCTGAATGCTTGCGATTATATTGGTTTTACAGCAAGCTACAAAATAAGTCTGTTTGTAAGGAATATTATTTGTACCGGTATATTCTTCAATAAGTGATGGTTCGTCTAAAAGATGAATAAATTTTGCGGAAATGCCAGTTTCCTCCTTAAATTCACGCAACGCACATTGTTGTTCTTTCTCTCCAACAGCACGACGTCCTTTAGGAAATCCCCATTCGGCATCCGTAAAGGTACCAGTTGCAGTTTCAATATATTGAGTAAGTGTCTTTCCACTACGGTCACCGGTCGCTTTTAGATTTTCAAAATTACGACGAGCATTTTCAAACTCTGTTCGGAACTGTCGGGTATTCTGCGCATTCCAAAGATCGGACCATAGTTTTTCAAATGGTTTTACAAGCAGTCGTCCACGTTCTTCAACAGTCATTCCATTAATGAGCAAATGAATATAATCGATTTTATCCATCTTATATTTTCCTCTTAAGAATTCCACATAGCATAGGGAATCACGGCGACGAACAAGAAGATAGTAAGGCGTATTTTCCATGAATTTTACAGCACATATACCAAACGACATTACCGGTGCTGTACAATCCCGGAATGTATGACCAAATTTACCACAATTTACGCACTCCATTAGATTGGCGGTCCAACTTTTTTCGGATAATCAAACCCACAAAAATAGTAGAGTACAGGAGAATGTCTTTGCCTGAAAATATGAAAGGTGCTCCGCCCACAAGGGCGGAGGATTTTCCACCAATTGGTATGGGACCGGCAGTGTGGGGTCCTATATTTTGGAAAATGATGCATATTGTGACAATTGGATATTCGCATTTTCCAACGGAGGAGGAGCAGCGCGCTGCTATTAACTTCTTCGAATCACTACAATATATGATACCGTGTCCGATATGTAAGGAGCATTATAAAGCAAATCTAGCAAAATCCCCTGTGTCCAATGTTGTAGATAGCAAGGAAAAACTTATACGTTGGCTATTTGATATGCATAATACAATTAATGAACAATTAGGAAAGCCTACGATCACTTGGCGTACGTTTGTATATTCTATGATAAATCTGGCAGTGTTGCCAAAATTTTCGTTTGAAAATGCTACAAAACCCCAAGAGGGACGTTCGTTGGTTGATACACAATCGTTGCTATATTTGGTAGCAGGGATTGGGTTGGGAATAGGAGGTTTTCTAGCGTATAAGCATTACGCTAAGTAGTTAAAATCGGCACCCATCAAGCATTGCAATTTCGTCATCGGGTTCAAAGGTGAACCAGTTGAGGAGAAATGCCAGAATACGATTTTCAAACGGTGCACCAATAATGGGAATGAGTGCATAGAATCGCGGGCGCTTCTTCTGGTACGCCCAGCGCCACAAGAGTACATAGGGTATCACAACGAAGAAGAAGACGGCTCCGTATATAGCGTACAACAACCGGTAAGGCCAATCGCGATAGACGTTGAGATTTGTGGCTAATGAGGAACCAAATATGGCAAGAGCTATCCAGAAGAAAATACGTAATACTTTTTTTACTACTTCATAGGTACGATTGAACAAGCGCTTTGTACTAAAGGTTGCTCGTTCGGCAGCCGCTTCCATAGCGGCGCAGGTCATAACAGGAATAAATGTAGGTTTCTGAGCGGCGATTCGTTCAGCATCTGTAGACTTTGGATCAATCTTATCAATTAATGTAGCATCGTCTGTGTAAATATAAAAACCATCTGGAAATTGTAATATTCCTGTAACATCGGTGCGTTTTTGACACTCTGCCTTTGCGGCATTTAATGTTTTAAACTGATATTTTTTATAATCTTTTACAGCCATCTTCAAATAAGTGTCAAAGATGTCACTTTTAAAGAAATTCGTCGGACCAAGTTGAATTAATGTACCGAAACACATATTTCCGCTAATATCGGCATCGCTAACGTCCTGTTTGGCACCACTAATATCGGAGCCACTTATATCTTTAGCTTTATCTTTAGCAGCGGCTTCTTCCTGTTTTTTCTGCGCAGCGTACGCTTCGGCGTCGGGATTATATGTAGCAGCATGGATCTGGTACATAATAGTATTTTGTAATTGACTCAAAAGTTGACTCATTCCCTATTGATTACAAGTAATGTTATTTATGAAAATGCCCGCAACTTTACGGCGCAAGAATTCCAGAACTGAGCGGCGTCATTTTCCGCCCATCATGCGGGGAAACAACGCCGGCAGGCAAGGCATTTGCGCTCTGAAGTTCACAGTCTTGCTGGGAGTTAAATACACGGGTACGATCACAAGATGCCGCTGAAGGGACCTTGACACAGTAGCGACCGGTGAGATCTTCACCGACGAAACACCAGGCGACCGGTGGCGGCGAAGGTGATGATGCTTGAGGTGGTGCCTCAGCGGCAACGGCAGGCGGAGCTGAAAGTTGAAATCCACTTGGTACTTCACGTAACTTCCCATTTATATCCAAAGATGGAGAACTTTGGAAGGAGCTTATCCAATCCCATATACCGCCGCTAGTTTTAGCTCGATCAGACCACCACGGACTTTCGTGTAATCTATAATACTTAACTGCGAATATAACCCCGACACAAAGTACAGCAATGACAATGATGCCGCCAAGAATTGTCAATGCTGATACTGTAGGAGTAAATCCTATATTTGTGTTTTCAGCAAGAAAATTCGTAGACGTATTTGCCGACATAATCCTCTAAGTATATGTGCGTCTTTTAGTGCTTAAGAATTATCCTTACCCCGATTAGATATGCCGGGCGGCTTACTGTCATTAGTTTGCTACGGAAACGAGAATATTATTCTTAATGGAAATCCTCAAACAACGTACTTTTATAAGTCGTTTGAGCGTTACACGCATTTTTCGCAGGAGCCAATTCAGGTACCGATGGATGGTCCAAACTTGCTGCTTACAGATGCGCCGATTCTTCTCAAGACAAAAATCCCTCGCCAGGGCGATCTGTTGAGTGATTTAGTATTACGAATCAATCTGCCGGATATTTTTAGCAAGGCGTATTTGCGCCCCGCTGGGTCATCCTTTAGTATTGACCGACAGTACGAGTTTGCGTGGGTTCGCCAGATTGGTGTTCGTATGATTGATACAATTACCTTTACAATCGGTGGTCAGATTATACAACAGTTTAATAGTGATTGGATTTCCGCCCGTGCAATGCTTGATTATGATGGCGATGTTTACAATAAGTGGCGTGTAATGGTGGGTGATGTACCGGAATGTTTTGACCCCGCCAACGGTATTTATGCGGATCCGACGGTTCCAATGGGACAAGGATATCCAAATGTGATCAGCTGGCGCGGCACGTCAAATAATCCGCTTCCGACGCAAAATAATTCAGCATCAATTCCTGGTCGTATTTTACGTATACCCCTGGGTCTATGGTTTAGCGATTTCCCTGAAAACGCCCTACCTCTTGTAGGTCTTCAATATCATGACTGTGAGGTGACGATTCAATTACGTCCTATTCGCGACTTATATACTACGCTTGATTTGTCAGGAGCACGGGTACGCCCTGGAGTTCAGACTCTTGCGCCGAATTATTTGCCAAACGGAACATCGGTTGATCGCTATACTCAGATTTGGAATCAAAAACTATACGGAAATATTCCATTAAATATGACAAATTTATACGGCGGAAACGCTGATTTGAGTGGTTCTATGAAGTATTTTTTGACGGATATTTCGGGCGCTGTTCCGTTAGTCGATGGCTGGCCACTTAACGCAACCCTAGAGGCAACATATACCTTTTTACAAGATGATGTCCGTCTTATGTTTACGACCAAGACTCTACGTTATAACGTCCGCCAAGTTCAAGCGTTCACTTTCTATGGAATTTCCACAAGGAATACATATAGATTAGATGTACATAATATAGCAACTCGACTTGTTTTCTTTGCACGGCGCAGTGATGCTATTACTTATCGCAATCAAAGTACAAATCTTACCAACTGGATGTATACATTAGGTTCACAGCGTCCTTTTGTAACGCCAACTCCGGCAGCAACTGCCTATCCAAATAATACAACAAGTGGTCCGATTGGTCGTACAGGCATTAATCTTCCAGGCATTCAGCGTGAGATTTTGCTTAATACATTTTTTACAGCAAATGGCAATGCATTATTTGACAGTGAAGACAATGATTATTTCCAGAAATATGTACCGTTCCGTTATATGGAAGGTAATTCGGTGTCGGTCCAAGCTCTTGGAGACGCCACACAATACGAAATGTGGCCTATAAATGCTTATAGTTTCTCATTGAACGGTTCGTCCGTCCAACAGCCTTCAGGCACTCTTAATACAAGCCGTATTGATCGGTTGGAGATGGATGTAGATGTTGCACCGATTCCTTATCTTGCTGGTTATACGTACAATCTCTATACGTTTGTTGAAACGTTGAATTTCTTGGAGATCAGTGCTGGTTTGGGTGGTCTCAAGTTTGC